TTACGTCAGGGGAAGGATCAGCGGCGGCGAAAGCCCGAAATCGCCGACCTGGCGGATGTCGAGCGCCGTGCCCGGCGGCAGCGCGGCAAGCATCGCCGCGTCGAGGGAAAGCGACGCCTCGCCCGGTTCCCACGGGCCGACGCCGGCGACCGCGGGCAGCGTCGCAACCCGGTAAAGCTCGCGGCTTTCGCCCAGCGCCAGGTCGATCCCATCGCGCCAGCCGGTGTCGAGGCGGCTGCGGCGCGTCCATGCGGCGGTCACCCCGCCCGCGCCGTCGGGCGTCATGCGCCCCTGCACCGGCGACAGCGGCCGCAACGCCTGCGCCGCTGCGGGAATCGGAACCTCGGTCACCGCCGTGCCGTTGCGATCCGCCCATTGCAGCACCGCCGCTCCGCTCGCGGCCCAGCCCGCGATCTCGGTAGGGACGGGCAGCAGCGCCGGATCGTCGAGCAACACGAAGGGCGTGCCCGTCCCATGCGCCGCCGCAACCTCGGTCCCCGCACGCCCGCGCAGCAGCCGTGTCAGCCGCCACAGCGCCGGGCCGAGCTGCTCGGCGCCGCCGAACTGCACCAGTTCGTTCCCGATCATGGCGCGATTGGCGCCGGCGAGCAGCATCGCCTCGCTCACCGATTCCAGCGTCATCGACGGATTGACCAGGGTGACGAGCGCCGCATGCGCCCGATCGATCAGGAAGGCGCTTCCGGCCTCCAGCGGCGCGGCGAGCGCCCCCAGCGCCGCCGCGGGCCGCACCGACCCCAGCGCGACCGGCTCGGCATCGGGGGCGGGCACGACCCAGCAATCGGCGCCGCGCCAGCCATCGTTGCTCCCCGCCGCCGCGACGACCAGCCGCGGCGTGGCGGCAACCGGGCTGCCGATCGACGGCAGGTCGAACAGCCGCACCGCGCCTTCGGCATCGGGCCAGTCGGGCGCCGTCACCGGCGCCCCCGGATCGGCCGCGACCGCCGCTGCATCCAGCGGCTGATACCGGCAAAGCTCGATCTCGATCCCGGCGCCCTTCACCCGGCGCCGCGCGAGCCGCCAGATCGTCCCGTCCGCCAGCACCACCCGCCCACCGACCGGCAGCGCCAGCGCCGCCAGATCGGCCTGCCACACGCAGGTTTCGCGTCCGTCGGCGGCGGCCGCGGCAAGCTGCCGCGCCAGTCCGCGCGCCGCATCGGCCGCCAGCACCGCCGGCAGGTCGATCGCCTCCTCGCGCGCGCCGCCGCCCGCCACGGCGCTCGCCTGCTGCCCCAGTTGATAGTCGCGCTCGGGCGCATAATGGCGCAGCCGGATCGTGCCCGGCAGCGCCGCGAGCGGCGCGCGGCGCTGCTCGATCCGGTCGCGCGCCGCCTCGCGGCTTCGCGCCTCGCGGAAATCGGCCAGCGCCAGCGCATCGCCCGCCAGGCTCGTCGGCGCCAGCCGCCAGCCGTCGGGCGCGCTCGCCAGCCGCGTCCCGTCGGCCGCGAACAACGGCGCCAGCGCCTCGCGCACCCGGTCGCCCGACGCCGCATAGCCGCCGAACGGCCAGCGGCCGAGGCAACGCCCCGTCTCGCCAAGCAGCGTATCGCCGACCAGCCCGGCGTCGATATCGCCCGCATCCGCCTCGACCTCGAAGGTCAGCGACGGGATGCGATTGCCGAAACTGCCGAGTTCCAGCTCCTCGAACACCGCATAGGCCAGCCCGCGAAATGCGCTCGCGCTGCCCGCGCCGACCGCCGACGCGATCAGCGGATCGACCGCCTGGTCCTCGCTGCCGTCATGCCAGCGAAAGGTGCAGCGCTCCCTGAAACTCCCGCTCGCGCCGCGCAGCAGATTGCCGTCGGCCCAGATCCGCCCGATCCTGCGCACGCGCCGCGACGACAGCGCCACCGCCAGCGACACCGCATAGCTATATTCGGTCACCGACGGCCGCCCCTTGCCGCCGCCGCTCTTCGTCCGCCGCTCGATCAGGTCGGTCGCCCAGACCACGCTGCCCGCGACGCGCATCGTTCCGAACAGCCGCGGAATCTGCTGGCCATAGGTCGACGCCTGCACCTTCAGGTCGGCCAGCCGCGGCCCCTCGCGGCCCTTGGGCGCAAAGATCGCCGCATCCGCCTGCCGCCCGATCGCCGCCCCCAGCGCCGCCCCGACCGGCCCACCGACGATCCCGCCGACCACCGTCAGCACCAAAGTCGCCATCGCACCCCTCCCGATCACCCGAATTTCCCCTCCCGCCTGCGGGAGGGGCAGCGAGACTTGGCAGCTTGCTGCCTAGTCGCAGCAGGGTGGGCCTGCCCTGAGCCGCCACCGCACCACGTCACCCAAAGCGCCCAGCGGCGTCTCGACCACCCGCCGCAGCCCGGCATGGGCGTGAACGAAGCTCTCCGCCCCGATCACCCCCAGATGAAACTGCCCCGCCGCCAGCGCGATCAGCCCGACATCGCCGCTTCGCGCGTCCCCCGCCGGCGCAAAGCTCGCCGCGACCAGTGCCGCCTCGACCCGCTCGCGTGCCCACCCACGCAGCGGATAATCGGCCGGCCGCACCAGCCTCCGCCCCGCCGCGGCATAGGCCGCCCACACCAGCCCCACGCAGTCGAGCCCGGTCGCCGGATCGCATCCCTGCCGCCGAAATCGCACCCCGACCATCGCCCGCGCCGCCGCAAAGGCCCGCACGCCCGGCTCATCCACCGGGATAGCGCGTCAGCAGGTCGTTGCCGGGAAGCTGCGCCTCGCCGCGAAAATTGACGGCATTGCCGAACCGCGCCCGGCACGTCGCAAGCTGCTTGTCGCACCCTTCGACCAGTCGTACCCGCACCGGCGCTCCGACATCGAAGGGCGGCACCTCGGCCAGCGCCAGCACGGCCCCCGCCTCGCCGATCACGGGGCTCGCCAGCCCGCAAGCGGGGCCTTCCATCCACATCAACTCGCCGAACGTCATCGCGCCCGCGGGCGCCGCGCTGTCGAGCGTCACCGCGCGCCCGTCGACCGCGACGACGCGCCGTATATGCGTGCGCGGCGCCAGGTCGACCCGGCACCCCCGGTCGCCGAGCGCCGCGCGGCACGAAGGCGAGGTTGCCGGGCACACCGGCCCGTCGAGCGCCCGCACCACGCCCTGCAATTCCGCCGCAAAGGCCGCGCCGCGCCGCTCGACCGCGCCCAGCGTCCCGCGCGCCACGGTCACCGGCGCCGCTTCGGGCGCGCTCCAGTCGGTCACGAACAGCGCCAGCGCCGCCCCGTCCCAACGCCCCGCGTCGAGGTCGCGCGCCGCGATCGCGTCGCTCGCGATCGCACCCTCCAGGTCGAGCGTTCCGGTCTCGATCGCGTCGCTCGTTTCGACCGCCGACGGCTTCATCCCCGGCGCCGCGCGATAATATATGCCGCCGACCGTCAGGTCGCGGTCGTGCGAGGTCAGCCCGACGACCACCCCGTCGCGCCGCGACAGCCGCCAGCACCAGGCGAGCGTCACCAGCTCCTCGCGCAGCCAGTCGGGCGCAGCGTCCATCACCATGGCGCCCGCACCTCGACCAGCGGCACGCTCGCCAGTTCGCCCGCCAGAAAGGTCGCGCGGCTCGCCTCCAGCCGATCCTCGGCAAAGCGCACCGGCACGTCGAACTGAAAGCCCGCGCGCACCTCCGCCCCCACCGCCGGCGCCGCGTCGAGCAGCAGCTCGCCCGCGTCCGTCAGCGAAAAGGCCGCCGTCTCGACCCCGTCGACCGCCACCCGCACGCTGCCCGCGACCGGCAGCCGGATGCGGCGTTCCTGCACCGCCTCGCCTGCGCCATACAGCTTGACCAGCGCGAACTGCCGCCGGCTGCCGTCGCCGAAGCCGAGCCGCTGGTCGGTCGGCCCCGGCGCCCCGCCGTCGACGGCCGAACTCTGGTCGAACGGATCGCGAAAGCGGAACGCCCGCGCCGCTCCGCGGCGGGCGCGGAAGAAATCCGTCAGTGCCCGCACATCCGCCTCGGAGCGCAGCCCCGGCCCCGCGTCGTAGCGCATCCGCGCCTCGGCCCATTCGCTCGCGCGCTGCTCGTGGCCAGAAGGCGAGCTGACGATCTGGGTCGAGAATTCGGTGACGACCAGCGCCTCGCGTCCGATCGCGAGCGGAAAGTCCACCGCATCATATGCCTGCACATCCGCCTCCTCATCCTCGCCATCGAAGGCCGTTAACCCGTCGCGCGCGACCTGCGGCAGCGCCCAGACGAACGTCCGCGCCACCCCCGCCCGCCGCGCCGCCGCGGCGGCCTCGGCGATCGGCGCCCACAGCGCCCGATCCTCGCCTTTCAGCACGAACCCCGCGAAATAATGCTGGTCCCCCGGCGGATAGCCGAGCCGGGCGATCATCGCCGCGCGCGCGCCCGCGGTCTCGGCCCCGCGCCCGCCGGTCACCCAGTCATAATCCTCGAGCTGCAGCACATCGAACGCCGGCGCCGCCCAGCCCAATGGCACATTGGCGCGCCGCAGTTCGGGCGCCGCCGGGTCGAGCACGCTCGGCAGGAAGACGAGCAGATAGCTGACCAGCCCCGCCTCCCCCGCCGCATCGCGCGCCGCCGCGACCAGCGCCGCGGTCGATGCCGCCAGCAGCCCGCCCAGCGCATCGAGCATCGCCCGCTGCCCCGCGTCGAGGGGGCCGCGCACATCGGCAATCGCCACGCTCGCCGCCCCCAGCGCCGTCGTCGTCGCATCGTCATAGGCACAGATGCGCGCGTCCTCGGCCACCCACCACCAAGGCTCGCCGACCTGGAACCTGACCGCCAGCTCCGCCGCGACCGCGATTCCCACGAAGGCACGCGCCGCCGCCTGCAACCACGCCATCGCCGCCGCATTCGCCGGCGACAGCAGGGTCGAGGGCGGCACCCATCCGGTCAGCGCCGGCGCGCCCGCCGCATCGCGCTGCTTCCAGTCCGCGGGGCAATAGGCATCGAACAGTTCATAGGACAGCGACCAGATCAGCCCCAGCCCCGCCGCCTTGCATTCCCCGGCCAGCGCCGCGTGCCACGCCGCCGCCGGCGCGTTGAGAACCCCGCCCGCCGCGTTGACCGCAAAGCCGCCGCCCGCCGCCGTCAGCCGCATGAAATGGCTCATCCCGACATAATGAACGACATCGCCGCGATAGCCGAGCCCGACGACCTGCCGCACCACCCGCGCCGGGGTCAGGTGGTAGCAATCGTCATAGCCGTTCGCGATTCCCAGCCCATGCTCGGGCAGCACCGCGTCGCCGATCGCCAGCACCGACCCCGAACCGGTGCAGGCGATGTCGCGCATCTCGGCCCACCCCTCGGCCGGCGCCGCCAGCACGCCCTCGCTCAGGTCGTAATCGGGCGCGACCAGCGACACGAACATCCGGTCGATATCGCCCGCCCACACCGGGTCCGCCTCGCCCGGCAGCAGGAAGCCGCCGTCGAGCGCATCGAAATCGAGGGTAACGACCGCATCCTCGGCCGCCCCCACGGCATAGTTCCACAGCCGCACATACCAGGCGCGCGGCGCGCCGCCCGCATCGCGCCCCTCGATGGTCAGCGTCGGCCCGTGCAGCGCGTCGAGCGGCTTCACCCCGTCCGACCGCCATCGGAACCGCAACTGCGTATGCCGGAAATCGCGGCCGGTCTCATAGGCGAGCAGCGGATGATCCCAGCGATCCTCGGCCTCCCAGATCAGCCCTGCCAGGTCCTGCCTGTTATGGAACACCGCCTCGACGCGCAGCGCATCGGGCGCCGTCGCCACCACGCTCGCCATCATCGGCCGCGCGAAATCGACGGTCCAGAACCGCGGGTCGAAGCGCTTGACCCAGCCCTTCCTGTGATGCGGTTCGGCCGCCACCAGCGCCCAGCCCATCAGTCCGTCCCCTCGGCCACCGCCCGCCGCACCGCGCGCGCCAGTTGCCGCCCCGTCTGCGCCAGCCGCTGCGGCTCGCTCGCCGCGCCGCCCTGTACATTCACCGTGATCGCGATGTTGCGCGCGCCGCCGGCCCCCGCGGTCTCGATCCGCCCGCTCGCCGCCGGCACGAACAGCTCGGGGCCGTTTTCGCCGACGCGATAGGCGCGCCCGGCGCTCACCGGCCCGCCCGTCGCCCGCCCCGGCGCGCCGAGCAGCGACAGTGCCGCGCCCAGCCCGCCCCCGCCGACCAGCGCGCCCAGCCCGCCCGAAATCGCCGAACGCGCGATCTCGTTCATCACCGACAGCGCCAGCCGCTTCAGATCCTCGAACCCCAGCTTGCCGCTCAGCACCGCGCGCGACAGCGCCCGTTCGATCCCGCGCCCCGCGGCGTCGGCCGCCGATACCAGCGGCCCCGCCAATTCGTCGCGCATCGCGGCGATATCGCGGCGAAAGCCGTCGGTGTCGGCGCGCACCGCGACGACCATCTCATCCACCTCATCCATCGGGACATCGCTCCATCATCGCGGTCAGGCCGCCGCGGTCGATTCCGCCCGCCTCCGCCTCGGGCGCCAGCACCGCCGCGATATCGGCGGGCGTCGCGGCCCAGACCTCACCCGGCCGCCACCCCGCGACCCGCGCCATCACCCCCACCAGCCGCAGCGCGACAGCCCCTATTCCCCCCTCCCCTTCAGGGGAGGGGCAGCGAGACTTGCGAGCTTGCTCGCTAGTCGCAGCGGGGTGGGCAATCCGCATCTCCTTCATCACCGCCCCTGCAATATCTGCCCCAGCAGCACCCGCAGCGCCGGCGTCACCGCCGCCAGCCCCCCGGCCACCACCGCTTCGCCGACCGCCTCGCGCGTCAGCGCCTCGGGCCGCTCGGCCAGGCAATGCCAGAACAGCGCCGCCAGCTCGCTCAGCGTCAGCCCGCCATCGGCCGCGCGCTCGACCAGCGCGAACAACGGCCCCAGTTCCGCCTCCGCCGCGACCAGCGCGGCAAAGCTCGGCCGCAGCACATGCGCCCGCCCGCCGATCCGCAATTCCGCCTCGCCGCGCAGCGGATTCGCCGCCGCGCTCACAGGCTCACCACCGGCCCGCTCGATTCCAGGCTCAGCACATATTGGCGCTCGCCGTTGTAATCGCCGCTGTAATCGAGGCGCGTCACCAGAAAGCGCCCTTCCATCCGCTCGCCGCTCTCGAAGCTCAGCCGGTAATCGTCGATCGTCCCCGCCAGCGCATGGCCGCGCACCTGCACCTCGGCATCGGACCCGGTGAAGATTCCCGCCGCGTTCACCGACACCGACCGCACGCCGGCGCCCGACAGCAGTTCGCGCCAGCCGCCCGACTCCTTGGTCGTGACGTTCACCGCCTCGCCGTTCACCGACACCATCGTCGTGCGCAGCCCGGCGACGGTGCGATAGGCGGGCGGCGCGGCGCCATCGCCGATCTTGAGCAGAAAAGCGCTCCCATTTTCGATTGCCATGGTCTATTCTCCTTGCGCAAAATCATCTGCAAACGGGGAGTCGCAGGATGCTCATCGCCAGCTTGCTCTTGGCTGCCGCAGCGCCGTCGCCAATGGCCACGGCCGCCGACACGCGCGAAGCTTTCGCCAAATGCCTCCGCGCCGATCTCAAAAAGTCGCTCGAAGCGAAAAAGACCGCCGCGGATTACGAGGCCGCGATCAAGACGGTCTGCCAGGCCGAGCGCGAGGCCTTTCGCAAGGCCGTGATCGTGCTCGACAAATCGGGCGGCGACTCGGATGCCGACGCCACCGAGGACGCCGACATGCAGGTCGAGGATTATCACGCGAACTTCATCGAGAAATTCGTCGACTACAGCGAATCGGGTACCCTGCCCGCCGAGTGAGCCGGCGCCGGTCCGGGTTCACGCTCTCTCCCCTTCAGGGGAGAGATAAACAGGCTTGCGAGCTTGCCCGCCAGGCGGCCTGGACAAATTCGATTGACCGATATTCGCTGTAACCCGATGGAAAACGGGCCGTCCGGCTTCGACCGGTTGCGGCCATCCAGTCATCGTCACCCCGGACTTGATCGGCAATTATACCCTTGGCATCCGTAAGCCTCCTTACTTCGTCATTGCGAGCGGAGCGAAGCAATCCAGAGTGCGCGCAAACCGCTCTGGATTGCTTCGCTCCGCTCGCAATGACGGGATGACGGATGCGAAAGCGATAAGCGCCGACTTGATCCGGGGTCCCGCTGAAAATCAAAGCCAGTCGGTGCTCAAGAAGCGGGATCCCGGATCAAGTCCGGGATGACGAAGGTGGGGGTTGTCCGCTCCCCACCCCCTTCCCGCCATTTCGTCGCGTCCATCCCGTTCGTGCCGAGAGCGGGGCGGATGGCTGGGCGTGATCCCTCTCCCCTTCAGGGGAAAGGATAGGGAGGCTTGGCAGCTTGCTGCCTAGCCGAAGCTGGAGAGGGGGGCCTGCCGGACGCGCCCTCTCCCAACCCTCGCCCCGAAACCCCATCACCCCGCCAGACACCGGCAGCGCAATATCGTCTCGTGCCGCCAGCCGCCCTCGCGCCGAAAGCCGTGACGGCTCCGCATCACCCGCGCCCCGACGATCTCCCAGCCGTCGACCGTTCCCCGCAGCATCGCCGCGACGGCTTCGATCCGCACCGCCGCCTCGCCCGGCCCCGCGGGGTCGGTCCCGACCAGCCGCAGGCTCAGCCGCACCTCGCGCCCCGCCCGATCCTTGGTGCCCCAGTCGCGTCCCTCGACCGACCCGATCGCGACATAGGGCGGGCTCGCGCGCGGCGGCGTGCCGTCGAACACGCCATGCACCAATCCGGCCAGCGCCCTGTCGGCGGCGAGCAGCGCCAGCGTCCGCACGCGCACCGCCTGCTCGGCGCTCGTCATGCCGCGCCTCCCAGCCCGACCCGTCGCCACGGCTGCCACAGCGCAGCGACCGCCGCCGGCGGCGCGGCCCCCGCGCCGTCGCGCGCCTCGTGCAGATGCTGGACCAGCCGCACGATGCCCTGGCGGATCGCCTCGGGAATGGCATTGGATTCGGCCGCCAGCCCGGCGCGATAGCGGACGCGCAGGCGCCCCGCGATCCCCGCCGCCGCCGGCGCCAGCCGCGCCGTGCCGTCCTCCCCGACCGACAGCCGGTAATCGCTCGCGTCCAGCGCGGTCTCGCCGCCGGTCGCGGTCAACAGCGTCACCGCATCGATCCCGACCACCGGCCGGATGCCCAGCCGCGCGACCCCGGCGCGCAGCACCACCTCCTCTTCCGCCGCGCGGACGATCAACCACCGGCCGATGAAGGCCTCGCAGACATTGGTCGCGGCGCGGATCAGCCCGGCGATCACCGCATCGTCGACCGTCGCCTCCATCCGCAGCCAGCCACGCGCTTCGTTCAGGCTCACCGGGGTATCGCCCGGCACCATGGTCCCGTTCATCATCGTTCCTCCACCCGCAGGCTCATCGACCGCTCGTCGATCTGGCCGTCGCTCAGCGTCACGCGGTTGGTCACGCGATAGACGCGGCCGACGATGCCGCCGGTCAGCGCCGCGGTCGCGCAGAGCAGGTCGTGCGCCGTCGCCGCGACCGCGATGCCGCCCGCCTCGTCGGGCGCGACCGTCCAGTCGCTCTCGACGATCGCCTGCCCCGCGGGATAGGCGGCGCCCCAGTCGAATTCATAATCGATCCGCGTTCCCGGATCCTTGACCAGCATCGTCATCATCGCTCCTCGCTCTCATGGTTTGCGCACGACCTGGCGCGTCGCACGCTCGCCGGGCGGGCGGGCGGCGGTGCGCGCCAGCATCGGATCGGGGCCGCCCCAACTGCTCGGCAGGTCGCGGTGCGCCGGGCCGGCGATCGCCCGCGCCGACAGCGCCGCGCCGCCGATCACGCCGCCGCCTCCAGCGCCGCAAGCCGCGCCTCCTGCGCCGCGATCAGGAACAGCGCCAACTGGTCGGGCCGAATGCCGAACCGGTCGCCGGCGGCGCGGACCGGCCGATCCGCCGCGTCGCGTTCCTCCTCCCATCCGTCCCAGCACAGAAAGGCATAGCGGCTGTCGGGCGCCTGCCCCTCGGCGAGCGGCGCGATCAGCCCCTCCTCGGCCATGATCGCCCACACCGCCTGCGCGCGAACCCCGAAATGCCGGCGCGCGCCGTCCGCTCCCTTCGCCGCGATGGCGTCGTTCCAGCAGTAAAAGCCCAGTTCGCGGGCGATGCGCGCGGCGGCGGCCAGTTCGGCCGCGCTGGCCGCGCCCTGCCACGTCTTTTCGCGCCCGTCGGAGGTGTTGATGGCGCCGGTCGCGGCATAGACGACCGACCATCGGATGGCCCCCGATCCCAGCAGCGCGCCATTGTCCGTCCCCGCCCGCAGGATGCCTGCGGAAAAGGCGCCGATGTTCACGCCGTCGGCCGCGAAGCCGATCGCCGAACCGCTGTAGCGATAGAAGCCGAGCCCCGCGGCGCCGTTGAAGCCATAGGCCGGCGCATCGGCGCCCGATGCGCTGACGCGCATGCGCGTGGCGCTGCACTCGCCGCTGACGGTCAGGGGGGCATCGGGAAGGCTCGTGCCGATCCCGACATGGCCGCTCGCGGTCACCCGCAGCCGCTCGCTCCCCGCCGTCGCGATCGCCAGCGCATCGGCCGCGGGGCGATAGAGGCCGCTGTCGCCGTCCGCGGCAAAGGCCAGCGCCGGCGCGCCCGCGCTGCCGTCGGCCGCCGCCAGCGCGCCGTCCAGCGCATAGCGTCCCGACGCATCGCGCCGCACGGTGCGCGCCAGCGCCTCGTCGCGCATGGCGGCGGCCGCGTCGCTCGCGGCGAACCAGCCGGCCCCGACGGTCAGCGCGATGGTCTTCAGCCCCGGCGCGAAGTCGACGAAGGCGTTCCCCGCCGACGACGCCGCGACGCTGTCGCGCTGCAACCGGCCGTCGGCGTCGATCCGCCCGGTCCCCGCCTCCCACTGGTCGGGCTGCGCGACCCCGGCGATCGCATAGTGAAAGCCGGCGCCCGGCGGCACCGCGTCGGCAAAGCGACGGTGACCGGGCACCGCGCCGCTCGGCGTCAGCGGCCCGGACCCGCCCTCCTGGCACAGCTCGCGCACCAGGTCGGCGAAAAAGAGGGTCGGCATGGCAAGCCATCCTTTCCGGACAAATCCTGTTTCGGGAAAATCGCTAAGCGCCCGGCCGGCTCCGAAAGGGAGGGAACCAGGACCGGGCGCCGCATCGCACACCAGCCGCTTAGCTGGCGGCGAATTTCATCAGCTTGATGGCGTTCGAATCGACAATCGCGCCGCCCACCCGCTTGGTTGCATAGAAATGCACGAAGGGCTTGTTGCTGAACGGATCGCGCAGGATGCGCGTCTCGCCGCGATCGGCGATCAGGTAACCGGCGCGGAAATTGCCGAAGGCGATCGACAGGCTGTCGGCCGCGACATCGGGCATGTCCTCGGCCTCGACCACCGGATAACCGAGCAGCGTCGCCGCCTGCCCCTCGACCAGCCCCGGCTGCCACAGAAAGGCGCCGTCGCTGGTCTTGAACTTGCGGATGCGCGCCAGCGTGCCCGAGTTCATCACCCACGCCGCGCCCTGCCGGTACGGCGCGCGCAGGCTGTGGACCAGTTCGATCAGCCCGTCCTGCGGGCTCGCCGCCGCAAAGCCGCCCGCCGCGCCGCTCGCGACATATTGCAGCGTCCCGAAATCGCGCGCCGCATCGTCCTCGTCGGTCGCCGCATAGGACAGAAAGCCCTTGGGCCGGTTCGTTCCGTTGCCGCCGACGAAGGCCGTGCCCTCGGCGACCGCGAACTCGCGCGCGATCTCGTCGGCCAGCCAGTCCTCGACGTTGAACATCGCGTCGTCGAGCATCGCCTGGCTCGCCGCCGGATTGGCGTAGAGTTCGCCGGAGGGCGGCGCGATCTCGGCAAAGCTTCGCGTATCGGTCGCCGGGCGCGCCGCGGTCTCGCCGACCCAGCCCGCCTCGGTCGCCCCGGTCGCGATCAGCTTGCGATAGCCGCTCGTCCCCGTCTGCACGACGGTCGCGATGCCGCGGATCGGCGACAGCGATGTCAGCGTCGCCGCGATCGCCCCGTCGATCTCGCGCGGCACCGCATAGCCGCCCTCGCCGCCCGACGCCCCCGACAGGCTCTTCATCTCGACGCCCGCATCGATCCCGCGCCGCAGATAGCGTTCGACAAAGGCATCGCGCGCCGGGTCGGCCGCCTTCGCCCCGTCGAGCGGCAGCCGCGACGCCGCGACCGCCTGCGCGTCGACCTGGGCCTTCAGCGCCGCCACCGACGCCTTCAGCTCGTCGACCGCCTCCGCCGCCAGCACCGCATCGAACGCCCCCTCGAGCGCATCGGCCTTGATCTCCATATCGTCCATATCGTTCCCTCCAAAAAAAGAGGCTGCCAAAGGCAGCCTCGTCACGCTTCGAACATTGGCCCCATTCTAGGGAGCGGGGGTCCATCTCAGATTCGAAAAGTCGAACGCACCCGTCGAACAGACGATGGTCAGCGTCGGCGTCTCGCCCAAATTCAGCGGGACGCGCACCCCCTCGCCTCCTGCCGTCACCAGGACTTCGGACCTGCTCGAGACCTTGATCGAAAAGAGCGCGCTCTCGTCGAGCGCCAATAGCTTGCCCGCGCTCGCGCGTTCGTCGCCGTCGCGGGACGACCACAGATAGAGCCTTGCGACGCTGCTCCGGACGTCTTCGACGACCAGCCTGATTGCGAGGGAATCCCTTTTGTCCGACGCGACCAAGCGGATCTGGCCGCTCGGAAGCCATTTCTTGTCCTCCCCTTTCCTTGTCAGGGCGATCGACCCGCTGATCTCGAAATCATCCGGGTTCGCTGCGATATCCAGGGACGAAAATTTCGCGGCAGGTGCGCTGCAAGTAAAATCGGCGGAGGCTGCACGGGCCGCTGCCGGTGCGGCCAGCGTCGCGGCCGCCATGGAAAAGATCATCATGAAACGCATAGCCATCCCCCCTTTATCTGCTGCGCCATGCTGGCCGATCTCGTCATCGAGTCAATGGATTCCACCGCGATCACCCGCGCCGCCGGCTGCATCGGCACCGCGACCAGGCTCACCTCGGCCAGGTCGAGCGCCAGCAGCTCGCGCGGCCGCGCCCCGCGCGCCGCACGCACGCGGTATCCGAACGACAGCCCGGTCAGCGCCCCGCGCGCGACCAGTCCCGCCGCGGTCGGATGCGTGACCCGCGCGACGACGCGCAGCCCCCGCGCATCCTCCGCCAATGTCTCGATGACCCCCACCACCGCGCCGGGCCGGTGCTGCCACAACAGCGGCACTGCCCGCCGCGCGCGCAGGCTCGCCGCAAAGGCCCCGCCGCGCACCACATCGTCGCCCCGGTCGACCCGGTCGAACACCGCGGCATAGCCCGCGAACCTGATGCCCCCCTCCCCTTCAGGGGAGGGGTTGGGGGCGGGGTCCCGAGGCCTGACCCGGCCCCTCACCGCAGCAGCCCCGGCAGCCCCAGCTTCACCGCCAGCCCCAGCACGAGCAGCGCCAGCAGCGCGCGCACCGCCCAGTCGACCGCTGCCTGCCGCGCGCTGGTCTTGGCGTCGCGCCACGCGCCGAGCAATTGCCGCAGGTCGCCGATGTCGCCGCGCGCCGCCTCATCGGCCAGCCCCAGCCGCGCCAGCGCCCGCCGCGCCCCCAGCTCGCTCGCCTCCTCGACCACCGCGCGTAGCAGCGCCGCGTCGGGCGTCCCGGACGCCCCGGACGCACCCGTCCCCGCCAGCGCGACCAACCGCGCCAGCGCTTCATCCTCATCCATGTCGAATTCCTCGAAAAAATGTCGCACGAAGACACAAGGACACGAAGAGGTATCGCTCTCCCCCCTTTCCGTTCGCCCTGAGCTTGTCGAAGGGCCGTCCTTTCTTCCGCGTTGCGAAAAAGGACGGTGCTTCGACAAGCTCAGCACGAACGGAAGAGAGTCGTTCCTTCGTGTCCTTGCGTCTTCGCGCGAACCCAATCGGTTATACGACCCCCAGCAGCGCCTTCTTCTCCCCGGCGGTCAGCCAGTCGGCCCCCGACACCTCGCGCCACAGCGCCATCCGGTCCTCCGCCAGCGCCGGCACCTTATCCAGATCGACGCGCAGTTCCGCCGCGCCGAACCACCCGCTCAGCCCCTGCGCCAGCGCCCCCAATATCTTCGCGCACAGCGGCAGCACCGTCAGCCGCCACAGCGCGCGATTGGCCTCGCGATAATTGGCGTAGGTCGCATCCCCCGGCAGCCCGAGCAGCATCGGCGGCACCCCGAAGGCCATCGCGATCTCGCGCGCCGCGCTGTGCTTCAGCTCCAGGAAATCCATGTCCGCGGGCGACAGCGACAGCGCCTGCCACTTCAGCCCGCCCTCCAGCAGCAGCGGCCGCCCCGCATTGGTCCCGCCGGCAAAGCTCTCGGCCAGTTCCTCGCGCAGCCGGTCGACCTGTTCGGCCGACAGCGGCATGCCCTTGTCGCCCGGATCGTGGACCAGTGCCCCCGACGGCCGCGCCGCATTGTCCAGCAGCGCCGCATTCCACTTCGCCGCGGCATTATGCGCCGCGATCGCCCCCTCTGCCGCCGCCAGGCACCCGGCGCCATAATGATCGTCGAGCGGATGCAGCGCCTTCACATGCACGACCGCCGGCCGCCCCGCGCCGTCCTCGGCCGGCAGCACCGCCATGCGGCCGCCCGCCTTATAGCGATAGGCGACCGGCCAGCCGCGCCCATCGGCCTCGACCGTCACCCGCTCGGGCCGCAGCGCGAACAGCTCGGCGGGCGCCCCCGCCCCGTCGGTCAAGATCTGCACATAGCCGTTGCCGTGGAGCAGCAATTGCGACGCCAGCGTCTCGACCAGCCCCTGCCCGCCGGAGGTGGCCGCGACAAGCCGCAGCAACGCCGGATCGCCTGCCGTCAGCGGCGCCGCCCCCGCCGCCTCGGCGATCAGCCGCACGCTGCGCTGGACGATGGCATTGCCCAGATAGCCCGCGCGTACCTGCGCTTCCCACGACAGCGGCGCTGGCGCGCTCCAGCTCCCATGGACACGCGACAAAGCGGGCCGCGCCGGACTCGACGCGGCCTTGCGGCCAAACCAGTTCATGCTTGTCTCCTGAAATAATACCCCGCTCTCTCCCCTTCAGGGGAGAGATACGAAGGCTTGCGAGCTTGCTCGCTAGCCGAAGTTGAGAGGGGCCAGGGGCAGCGCATTCCTTCCCCCTCTCCCAACCCTCTCCCCTGAAGGGGAGAGGGCTTATGAGCTTCTTTCCTTCGCGCGAGTCTCAAACCCGCCGCACCCCCGGCTCCCGCCCCTTCCGCAACCCGTCCAGCAACGCCGCCAACGCCCACACGCAGGCATCGGCCCGGTCGGGCGAGCGCCCCGGCCCGGCATAGCCGCCGCCGACCTGCAACCCGCAAAGCTCGTCCTCCAGCGCCGCGAACACACCGGCGTGCACGACCTGCCCGCGCTCATAGGCGAGCGCGACCGGCTCGGCGCGCCGCGCCTTGCCGACGCTGGCGTGCACCGACACCACCGGCAGCGCGAGGTCGGCCTGCGCCAGCGTGCCCGCAACCATCTCGCCGCCCATATTGCTCTCGGCCACCACCCGCTCGGCGCCCCAGCGCGCCGCCGCCGCGGCGACCGCCTGCGCCCAGACGGCCGGCGGCGGATTGGCGACGCTCGCATCCTCGACCACCGCCAGCCGCCGGTCGCGCAGCAGCGCCGCGACGACGATCCCGCACGCATCGCCGGTGCTGGTCGCGGGCGGATCGACCCCGATCACCACGCGCACGGGTTTCCCGATTCCGTCGGCCGCGACCCGGCACCGCTCGACCAGCTCCCGCGTCCACAGCGCCCCCTCGACATCCTCCAGCATCTCGCCGTCGAGTTCCTGCCGCCCCAGCCGCGTTCCGCCATAGCTTTCCAGCATCGCGACGACGAAATCGCCCGGCAGCCACGGATTCTCGCGCGTCTTGCCAAAGGTCGCCGCGACCCCCGGCGCCGCCTTCACCCGCCGCATCGCCGCATTGGTGCGCGGCGTCGTCGTCACCACGACGCGCGGCCGCTCGCCGAGCCGCAGCCCCAGCATCAGATTGTCCCACGCCGCCTCGCCGCGCCGCCATTTCGCCAGCTCGTCGCACCAGGCGGCATGATGTTCGGGCCCGCGCAGTTCCTCGCCCGCCTCGGCCGAATAGAGCGTCGCGACCGCGCCGCTGGCAAAGACCAGCTCGCGCCGCCCGACCACCCATCGCGCCTCCTCGCCATGGCGCGCCACCGCCAGCAGCCCGCTCGGCCCCTCGATCATCACCCGCACCCCGTCGGCGTGCGTCGCTGCGACCAGCGCGATCCGCGCCTCGGGTATGTCGCGCGCGATCTGGCTCACCCATTCGGCCCCCGCGCGCGTCTTGCCGAACCCGCGCCCCGCCTGGATCAGCCAGACTCGCCAGTCGCCCGGCGGCTCGCGCTGTCCCTTATTCTCGAACCCGTACCAGCGCGTCGCAAGTTCGGCTTTCTGCCCATCGGTCAGCCCGCGGAGCACATATCGCAATTCCGCGGGCGTCAGCTCGCTCAAATCGCCGGTGATCGCAAAGGACGCCTCCCACAGCTCGGCCGCTCCCTTCGGCGCCCCACGACGGCTCATGCCGCTCCTTTCGGCGCGCGATCGGGCACCGGCGTCGCGGCCAACTCGCCGCCGTCGATCGCCGCGCGCCGCGCCCGCTGGCGCTTGACCATCGCGATCCGTTTCAGCAGCACCGCGTCGGTCTCTTCCTGCGTCGCGATGTGGCGCGCTGCCGGGGTCCGGCGCGCCGCCTGTCCTTCGCGCACGCTGCGCCGGTGCATATTGAGCAGGCCGATCGCCTGCTCGACCGTCATCTTCTCGACCGTCTCGGCGCGCTCCTCCGCCGCGTCGATTTCGAGCGCCCCCGCGACTTCCAGCGCGCGGCGAAGCAGCGCGGTCTCCAGCCGCTCGAACCCCAGTTCCAGCGCCTGCTGCCATGCCCGGGCGAATTGCGGATCGCGCTGGCGAAGCGCATAGGCGTAGCGATCCGGCGCCCCCGCCGCCCGATGCGCGCGCGTCACGTTGCAGCTATGCGCGAGTTCGGTCAGAAACGCCTCGCGCCGCGCTTTGGTCCAGCCCCGCTTGCTCGCCTTGCGCCGCTGCAACGGCCCGTTCGCAAAGGCCGAAATCTGATCCTCCTCACCGTCCGCCAT